CCAGCACACCCGGATGTACCGCATGGAGCTGGACAACCTGCCCAGCCTCGGCGATGAGGGCATGTGGACGGAGCAGGACTTCACCTACATCACCGAGCCGACGATCTCCACCCGGTGCGCGCTGTTCGTCGACCCGGCCGTCACCGCCACCGCCACCTCGGACTACACCGGCCTCGCCGTCGTGAGCTACCCGTGGCCCAGCCGGGAGCAGCTCGAGCGCAACGAACCCGGGCACCTCGAAGTGCTGCACGTGGAGCGCGTACGCAAGGTCGGGCGCAGCCTGCGTGACCACATTATGACCCTGTGCAACCGATTCCCGTGGATCCGGCGCATCTGCGTCGAGGACAACCAGGGTGGCGCTCTCTGGGAGGAGAGCTTCGCCGACCTGCCCGTCGAGGTCGAGCTGCTTCACGTCCACCACCCGAAGGAAGTCCGGGCCGCGCACGCGCTGAACAAGTACCAGGCCCGCCCCACCCAGGTGAAACACCTCGGCCACCTCGCGCAGGGGCAGCTGGTCAGCAACTTCCCGCAGGCCGAAGGCACGATGTGCGCGTTCCCGATGGTCGCCCACGACGACGACGTGGACGCCGTCACCCTCGGCACGCTCTACTGGCTCTCGCCCGAAGAGGTCCGCAAGCCGGGCGCCGGCGCGACCGGCGACGTCACCGAGCACTCCTCGGCCTACGCGTAGCCGTGCGATGATCGCCGGACACCACACCGCATGGAGGACCAGTGTCCGACCTCACCAAGGGGCTGAACGCGCTCGACGTGCACCGCCCGGCCTACACCCTCGCCCGCAAGATGTTCGACGGCACCGCCCGCGAGATCGCCGCCAACGCGACCGTGCAGCCGATCATCGAGCGCTCCGGCAAGAAGTACCGCGCCAACGTCGCCCGCAAGGCCGTCAAGTCCCGCACCAACCGGCTCAAGGTTCGCTCCCTCGCGGTGGCCGACGACGAAGCCGCCACCGCCCGGCTCACCGACGAGATCGCCGGGCCCAACGATTTCGACGTCGAGCTGCCCCGGTTCATCGAGAAGGTGTGCGAGTACGGCGACGCCTACCTGCTGCGCTGGCCGAACCCGAAGGCCGCGCTCAACGCCGACGGTACCGCGGCCCGGGTGGACATCTTCGTCCGCGACCCGACCTCCATGCGCGCGATCTACGACCCCGAGAACGAGCGGGAAATCGAGTACGTCATCGACTCGTGGTGCATCGGTGACGGGGACGACGAACGCCTGCGGGTGAACCTGTACTACGAGGACCGCGTGGAGCGGTTCGTGTCCATCGAGAAGATGGCCGGCGGTGTGGTCTGGGCCGACGACCAGTTCCAGCCCTACACCGGCGACGCCGACGAGGGCGACGACCCCGACACCGCGCACATCATCACCTACGAGCACGGCCTCCCCATCACCCACGGCCGCACCGAGCGCCCCTACGGCCGGCCCGAGCACTTCGACGCCTACGGCCCCCAGAACGCCATCACCAAGATCATGGCCACCCACCTGTCCGGCATCGACTGGAACGGCTGGCCCTACCGCTACCAGCTCGCCGAGGCCAACACCCGCGGCGCCGGGCTGGCCGACTGGGGCGACGGGAGCACTCGCGAAGCCCCTAACGCCCCCGGCTCCGGCGCCACCAGCGCGCGCCCAGGCACCATGAACAAGCTCTCCAACGTCCGCGCCGTCGGTCAGCTCGACGGCTCCCCTGCCGACGTTTTCCTGGACCCACTGGTGGCCTACATCCGCCTGCTCGGCGAGGTCACCGACACCCCGATGAACGTCACCGACCCCACCGGCCAGGTCGAGAGTGGTCAGAGTCGCATGGCCCGCATCGACGACCTGCTCTCCCGCGTCGAATCGCTCAAGGACCAGCTCGCCGGCCCCATCTCCGCGATTTGCGAAGGCGCCCTGGCCATGCTCGGCGTACCCGACGCCACCGTCACCGTCACCTGGGCCCCCAGCTCGAAGGTCAGCGACACCGAGGGCTGGGAGGCGGTCAAGGCGAAGGAAGACGCCGGCGTCCCGATGCGCACCGCTCTCATCGAAGCCGGCTATCTGCCCGAGGAGGTCGACGGCTGGGCTAGCGAGCTCGACGGCAAGCTGTCCACCCTCGAACGGATCGCTCTCACGGCCCAGGCCATGGGACAAGCAGCCCAGGTCATGGGTCTCCCGGACGAACAAGCCAGCGAGATCTTCGGCAAGTTCATGACTGAGGTGCTCGCCGATGACGACACCGGCGCCTGAACTCCCCCAGCCCACCGAGCCGTGGGCGCCGATCGAGGCCGCGGCCATGGCCCAGCCCGAGTTCGCGATCATGACCGCGACGACGGCGGCCGTGCTGCGCCGTTTGACCCGCCTCTGGGTCGTGCTCTACGGCTCGATTGGTACGCTCCCGGGAACCGGGCAGAATTCGCGTTCTCCACTCGGTAGGAGTGCCGGTGTAGCCCTCACCGGAATCGTGCCGGCACTCCGCTCGGGCGCCGGGGGTCCTGTAACTGCGGGCGGAGAAACCCCGGCGCCCTCCATCGACTTCCCGCCGATCTGGACTGACGCCGTGGACCAAGGCGTTCAGGAGATCATCGACGCGATGGACGCGGCCGCCGACTCCGTCACCCGCGAAGTCCCCGCCGACGTCGAACGGGCCAAGGCGTACCGGCGTGAGCGCGTCCGCCGCGCCGTCGCGCCCAGCAAGATCGCCAAGCGCGGGTTCGCTGCGGTCCAGGAAGCCATCGCCCAGCCGGCCAAGTTGGAGAACGACGTCCGCGGCGCCGTTGTGGGCGAGCTGGTGGCCGACCACACCGATCAGCAGCTCGAGCAGGCCACCAGCCTCGGCGACGAGTGGGTGTGCATCTGGGTTGCCGAGCGTGACGCGTGTGTGCGCTGCCTGGCCTACCAGGGGCTCTACGTCACCCCCGCCACCGGCCAGCTCTTCCCGGGCGGGCGCACCTGGGGACCGCGGTGGAAGAGCGTGATCGGGCGGCCGGACTTCCGCGGCCCCGGCTGGCGCGAGACCGCCGACGGCGAGCACGAGGGCAGCCATCCGCACTGCCGGTGCGAGCTTCGCGTGGTCCGTCGCACGAACGTCCGCCTGCTCTCCGCCGGGCTCAAGCGCGAAGCCGAGCGCTCAGCTGCCAAGGGCTGGGCCCGCCCCACCGAAGGCGACACCGCCCGCGTCGCCGCGGCCAAGCACGTGCTCGCGACCAAGGCCACGCTCCCCCGCTCGGTCGTCGACGAGACCCGCCGCCGTCTGCGCAGCCCGAACACATTCCCTCGCCGGGTACCATCGCCGAACAGGTAGAACGACCAGTGGAGGCCACCGGTGAGTGATCGAGACGATGACGACCAGCGCGACGACATCGACGACGTGGACGACGACGAGGACACGGACGCCGACGACGCCGGTGACGATGGGGACGACGACCCGGACGCCGGGAAGTCCGAAGCGGACCTGCGCGCCGAGCTGAAGCGCCTGCGTGGCTCCAGCACCCGGGCCGCCCGCGAAGCCGAGAAGTGGCGGCTCCGGGCCCAGGGCAAGAACGGCAAAAAGGACGATGAGGACGACAAGGACAAGTTCACCAAGGACGACGTCGAGGACCTCACCGAGCGCACGAAGGAAGCCACCCGCGCCGAGCTGATGCCCGCGATCATCCGCAGCCAGGGCCGCTCGGTGCTCGAGAGCCTCGGCATGGCCTTCCCGAGGGACGCCAAGGACGCGAAGGCCGCGCTCACCCGCACCCTCAAGCTCGCCAACCTCGACGATCTCGAGCTCAACGAGGACGGCGAAGTCGAGGGCCTCGAGCACGAGTTGCGTGAGGTGAAGCGGCTCTACCCGCAGCTGTTCCGCGGCGGCCGCGTCCGGACCCCGGGCAACGCCGGCGGCGGCCGCCGTCCGGCCGAGAAGCCGCGCAGCGCCACTGAGCTGCAGGCCGCCAGCCTCTTCGGTGGCGGAGACGACGACTGAGGTAGGCTGCCTGGGACCCTCGTCGGGCAGCCCGGATAGGTGCAGCCAGCGCGTCAAACCGGGACTAGAGCTGGTAGCGCGCCCGGCGGGGCGAATACGTTCGAGCGACCCTCGTCACTGCGGTGGCGGGGGTCGCTTGCGTCGTGAGGTTATGATCTGCTCAAGCACTACGCCACCGGATGGGGCGAGCGCGTAACGCACTCGTGGCACCGGATGGGCCCGGGTACCCCCAGTCCGTTCGAGTGCCAGGGAGGCCCGGCGATGGCCGGTTCCGTCAACCCGGGTTCATGGATCATCGAGGACTACGCCTCGGGTCTGATCACCCGGTTCCAGAACACCAGCGCCTGGGAGGCGGCCGCAGGCCGCGTCGAGACCATGCGCGTGGACTCCAAGCAGATCGCCATCGACACCGACGCCTCGGTGGAGGTCACCCAGAAGGGCGCGACCTACAACCTCGACACCGGCGGCGGCACCACCGTCCAGCTCGACGCCGCGAAGCTCACGCACGCGTCCAGCTACGACGAAGAGGACCGCAGCGACGCCGCCGCGTGGCAGGACATCACCAACTCGAAGAAGCGGATGGCGACGTCCAACCTCGCCCTGCTCTACGACAACGGCGCTCTCGCCGTCACCGGCGCCCAGGTGATCGGTTCGAAGACCGCACCGTACGAGTCCGCCTACCACGCTGTCTCGGCCTACAACAGCGGCTCGAACCTGCTCACGCTCTCGGCCGCGGCGTTCGCGACCGACTCGAAGGCGCTCAACACCGCCCTCTCGAACGCCACCGACATCTACGAGGACTCGGCGTGGGCCTCGGAGGACCAGGTCTGGGTGCTCTCCACCGCGTTCAAGAAGTACTTCCGGGCGATGGACGCCACCGGCAAGAACGGCGTCAACTGGTACGTCCCCCCGCAGGGCGGCGAGCCCCGCGACGTCCGCGCCGGCCACCAGCCGATCATGCGAGGCGAAGTCGGCGGCGTCCCCGCCTACTTCACCCGCGGCGCCCGGCTCTCGGCGGCGATGACCTACCAGCCCACCGCCGGCATTGGCGCGAAGGGCTCGCTCGGCAACGCGATCGCCCTGCTCGCCCCGGCCAGCATGCTCTGCGTCGGCAACCGGGATCCGCTGCGCAGCCAGTTCCTGGACTCGCTGTCCGGCAATGGCGGCATCGGCGCCCTCTCCGACACCGACTACCTGAAGATGCGCGTCCGCAAGGCCGCCCGTCTCCTGGTCCCCGCAGCCGCGGTGATCGTCGAGATCATCACCTGATCCGGTCGCCGGGCGCGGTCCACCATCCGCCGCGTCCGGCGACCTCACCACGACGCCGGAAGGGAGCGACATGGCCGGCACCTGGTGCACCACGACCGACGTCGACAACCTCACCGGCGTCACCGTGACCGAAACGCAGCTGGCACGCGCCCAGGGCGTCATCGAGACCTTCGAGGACATCGACCCCGCCGCGCCCGGCGACCACTTCTCGGCGCGCGACCGGGAACGCTTCCGCAAGGCGACCGCCTACCAGGCCGGGTGGATGTTCGAGCAGATCGAGATCGAGAAGCGCACCGACGTCTCCACCCTCTCCCAGGACGGGCAGACCTGGACCTACGCCCACGCCGATGCGGTGGTGCTCGCGCCGCTGGCCAAGCGCAACCTGGACCGGCTGAGCTGGAACGCCGACGGACCCGTCGCCCCGAACGGCGGCCGGGCGCCGTACCCCGGCCTCGACGCCGTCCGGGATGCCGTGCTGTGCGACGAGGTGGAGCTGCCCGAGCTCTGGCGGTTCGAGAGCTGGACGCTATGACCCTCCACGTCACGCCGCGCGGCGACCTGATCGAGCACGAGACCTCCGAGGACTGTGCCTGCCTCCCGCGGACGCTGCCCACCGAAGGCGGGTTCGTGGTCGTGCACCACGCGTGGGACGGGCGGGCAGAGTGATGTCACAGTTCGTCCCCAACACCCTTGTCGCGATCTTCCGGGATGGCAGCATCCCTGACACCCGGGACGTATGGGACAACCAGGTTCCGCCGACCGCGCCTACGGCGGAGGAGGCCGACGCGAAAGACAAGCCTGCACTGCTCATCGAATACGGGCAGAGCGGACATACCGGCTCCACCGTCAACCAGCCCGCGGCCGGACGGTCCGACGTCGTCCACCGCTACCGCCTCAGGCTCCGGCCGGGCGCGGTTCCCTTCGAGATCACGCCGCAGGACCGGGTGCTCGACCAGCGCACCGGCCGCTATTTCGCGGTGGACGAAGTACCCGAACCGGTGAACGTGGTGCAGCAGCCGGACGTGCTGCTCATCCTCCGCCGGGTCAGCTGAACCCCCGAGCGCCCGGGCGCGGAAAGCGTCCGCTCGGACCCGAAGTTCCTACGCCGGAAAGGCAGGGAGCGCGATGGCACGCGTAGAGCTCGACCGCGACGGCATGGCCCGTCTCGCCGAACACGTGCTGGCGCGCGCTTCCGCCATCCCGCTCGCCATCGGCATCGACGCCGAGGCCCTCGCCCCCGTCGACACCGGCGCCCTCAAGCTGTCCATCAGCGTCGCCGAGATCGGGCGCGGCATCTGGCGCATCTCGGCTGGCACCGGCCTGCCCGACGGCCGCGCTGTGTTCCAGGAACTCGGCACCTCGAAGATGCGCGCCCAGCCCTACCTCCGCCCCGCCGCCTACCAGCAACGCGCCCTGTAGGAGAGGACCATGACCCTCGGATACGCCCCCGCCCGGGCCCGCAAGCACCTCGACGACATGATCACCGACGCGCCGTTCATGCAATGGCACATCGGCGACCCGGGCGCGGCCGGCACCGCGAACCCGGCCAGCAACACCACCCGCGTCGACACCAGCGGCAAGTGGGCTGCGGCTTCCACCGCCGGCGCCACCACGACCAAGGCCACCAACGCCTCGATCACGGTCACGAACGTGCCCGCGAGCGAGGACTACACCCACGTCTCTTTCTGGACGCTGGCTAGCGGCGGCGCCTACACCGGCTCGGCCCTGGTCACCGCCAACGCCCTCACCGCGGGCGACAACGTCACCATCGCCTCCGGCGGAATCGCCCTCACCGCGGCGAACGCGAGCTGACCGTGACGGCCTTCATCGACGACTTCAACCGCGCCGACTCCAGCAGCCTCGGAGTCGGCTGGGTCGAGGTGTCCGGTGACTGGTCGATCGTCTCCAACCAGCTCTCCCCCGGCGCCGCCGGCGGCACGATCATCCTCCGCGCCGCCACCGCCGCGGCCACCGACGACAACTACTCCCAGGTAGCTATCACCAGCGCCACCGTGGCCAGTCAGGGCGTCTGGTGCCGTGGGGACGCGACGATCGCCAACGGCTATCTCTGGCGCAACAACGGCACCCAGTGGGACCTCTTCTCGGTCATCGGCGGTTCCTTCTCGGTGATCGCCATGTTCGCCGCGGCTGCCGCTAACGGCGACGTGATGAAGGTCCAGGCGGTCGGCAGCACGATCAAGGCGTTCGTCAACGGCACTGAGCGCGCCAGCGTCACCGACACGGGCGTCACCACCGGCAAGAACTTCGGGATCCGGTCCGAATCCGTCAGCGGCGTCCGCTACGACAACTACGCCGGCGGCGATGTCACGGCCGGTTCGGACGTGCCTGCCACCATCGCCCAGGCCTACGGAGGGCTCGGCGGCGGCATCACCGCGACCCGCGAGGTCCCCGCCGCCGTCACGCAGTCCTACGGCGCTCTCGGGGGCGGCGTGGCCGGGGCGCGCGAGGTCGTGTTGACTGCCGGCCAGAACTTCGGCGCGCTCGGCGGCGGGGTCGTGGCCGTCCCGGAGATCCCGGCCGTGATCGGGCAGTCTTACGGCGCGCTGGGCGGCAGCGCCGTGGCGACGCGCGAGACCTTCGCCACCGTCGACTTCGCCGGCGGCGCGCTGTCCGGGCACGTTACGGTCTCGCCGGACGGCGCCCTCGCGTTGCCCAACGCCACCGTTGTCGCGAAGGCGTGGCTCGCCACCATCGACGGCATCGCTGCGGATCGCGTCGCGAACGAACTGCCGCGGCGTGCCGACTGGAACGGCGCCATCGACGGGTTCGTGACCGTGCTGCCGCTCATCGCCAACGCCGAGCTCCACGTCCCGATCCAGCACCCGATCGTTCAGTTCGACTGCTGGGGCGCCTTCGGCGGCAGCACCAAGAAGCCCAACCACGGCGTGGCCAACGACCTCGCCGAGCGGATCCGCCAGGCGGCGGAAGCCACCACCTGGCGCGGCGTCCCGGAGCTCGAGCTCCCGCCCGGCGTGATGCCGGTGTGGCTCTCCTCGGTGTTCGTCGTGCGCGGCGTGACCCGGGTCCCTGACGACCACTACGCGCACTACTCACTTGACGTCCACATCGGGTGGATCGAGCGGGACGCCCTCGCCGGCGTTACCGGATAACGGAAGGAACACGAGATGGCACAGGGAATTGTCGCCGGCGAGCTGATGGTGGGCCCCGGTAAGCTGCGGGTGATCGACCCGGGCGGTCTCGGTCAGGGGCTCGCCGACAACACCGCCGAGCTGGCCGTGATCGCCGCGGCCACCCCGGACTGGTCCGCCTGGACCTACATGGGCCTGACGGACGGCGGCCTGCAGGTGGCGATCGAGAAGAGCTACGCCAACCACACCGTGGACCAGGCGCCGGACTGGGTGGCCAGCACCATCACCGAGCGGCACCCCACCGTGGGCACCAACCTGGTGGCGGCCACCCTGAACAACCTCTCCCGCGCCAACAACGGCGGCGTCATCACCACCGGCGTCGGCACGGCCGGGGCGTGGGACAGCTGGACGCCCACCATCGACACCCTCGAGACCCCCGAGAAGTACCTCGGGATGGCCGTCGAGGGCCGCCGCCTCGACGGCAAGCGCATGATCATCGTCCTGCGCAAGGTGCTCTCGGTGGACAACATGAGCGCGCCGTTCACCAAGGACGGCAAGACGATGTTCTCGGTCAACTGGGCCGGTCACTTCGTCTCCGACACCACCGCGTCGGTCGCCGTCTACACCCAGCGCTGACCTACCCGCCAGTAACCAACCCGCACGGAGGCCGCCATGCTCGAGTTCACCACCAAACCGGATCCCACGGCGAAGCAGCCCGAACGCGATGAGCTGTTCTCGATCGACGGCAAGGCGTACACCATCCCGCGGGAGATGCGCCCGCTGGACATGGCGAACTACACCTACCTCGTCGACACCCTCGGCGGAGACTCCGCCGGGCTCTGGGCGCTGCAACGTGCGCTCGGGACCGAGGCGTTCTCCGCGTTCATGGACCTCCCCCCGGCGGCGGTCAGCCGGGAGGACTTCACCAGGATCATGACGGTGGTGACCGGGCGGTTCGTCGGGCTGGCCACGGAGGTGCCGAGCCCGGACCCAAAAACCGGGCCGGCCACCGCCCCGGAAACGGCGGAGGACGACGCCACCGAGCCCCCCGACGAGGTTGTCTGGGGGGCGTCCAGCCCGGCGGAGACGGTTTCGTAGGGGGCCCCTACACGATGAAGGCGAGGGTGCTGGCGTGGATCTCCGGGAACTGGGAGGACATCGCGAGCGACCTCGCCGTGTTCCACCGGGTCGACGATCCGGACACGCTGAGCATCCCCGTCTTCCTGTCGAAAGTGGTCCGGCTCAGCGCGTACGGCGGAGCGCTGGCCACGCGCTTCGCCGCCACCCAGACCGCGGGGACGGCCTCCCCCGCGAACGTCCCCGCCGCCGGAATCGTCCCCCGAGCCGGCGGCGGGGACACCCCGCCCGAGGTCGTCGCCGCGATCAAGCGGCAGCAGTTCGCGGCGCGGTACAAGACAGACCCCAGCGCGATCAGGTGGGATAACGACGAGGTGTACAGGGAGCTGGTGAATCTATGACACGGCCGGGTGGCGGGTTCAAAGTCGCGGACGCCTACGCCGATTTCCACATCGACGTCGACTCCGAGATCGGCCGCGCCGCCGCTCGGCTCAAGGCCAAGGGGTCCGAGTTCGCGCGCATGGGCGAGAACGCCGGCAAGGCCTTCTCCGCCGGGTTCGGCAAGGGTGTCGACCTCGACAAGGGGATGACCCGCAACGTCGAGGCTCTGCGCAAGCGCACCAATCAGCTCCAGCGGATGGGTAACCAGGCCGGCGAGGGCTACGGCCGCGGCTTCGGCAACGGCGTCAACCTGCGTGGCGCCATGGTCGAGCAGCTCGGCGTGGTCCGCTCGAGCCGCGCCGCCTTCGCCCGGGAGGGCAAGCAGGCCGGCCAGGCCTACGCCCGCGGCTTCGGGGGGCAACACCTGTCCGGCCCCAGCATCGCGGGAACCGGCGGTGCGGAGGCGTCCGGGGAAGCCTCCGCCCGCGCGATGGCCCGTGGGTTCACCCGGGGCAGCAGGGACATGGACAGCGCCACCCAGCGGGTCGCGCAGCGCACCGAGGCGCAGTTCTCGGCCTTGAAGTTCCTCGGGCTCTCCCAGGGGCTCCCCGCAGCGGCCGCCGCGGGCGCAGCCGCCGCCGCGGGCATCGTGGCCGGCGCCGGGGCGCTGTTCATCGGGCTCGGCGTGGCGGGCGCGGCCAGCGCCGAACGGGTCCAGGCGTCCTGGGTCGACACCGGCAACATCGTGCAGGCCGGCGTCAAGCAGCTCTCCAGCGTCTACGAATCGCACCTGATCAACGCCTCGGACATGGTGGCCGACTCGTTCGTCCGCTCAACGGGCCTGATCAAAAAGGGTATGGTCAACGCCGCGGGGGCCGTCGAGTCGCTCACCGCCTCCGGGAT